CGCCGAAGGGCTCCCCGGCGCTTGTGCTACAGGCGTCACCCCCTTACAAGGGGGTCATCATCGCAACTCATCAGGAGGTTCATCCTCATGCCGACTGTCACGCAATCCCGGAACCTACCGCTCGAGAGTCCAACCTTGGGTGGATCAAAACCCAAGTGGACCTTGAACGGAGTTCCGCAAGTTTGCGCGGACAGTTGGTTCTCTCCAGGTGATCAGACGACCACCAGTTACCGGACCTCCCGGTCCGATAACGCGGAGAGAGAATACGAGAGTCTGTCTGGGGAACAACTTCGTGACGACCTCAGGTCGTATCGTTACTCTCAGAGATACGATACTGGCCATGAGTTCTACACGAAGAAACGTGAATGGTTCTGGACGACGAGAAATATCGCCGCCCGTCGCATTTACGTCCCCAGTGGGAATGATCTGAGGTATCACGGCGCACTATGGCCGGAGATAACTTCAAATCAGTGGCCTATCATGTCCGAACCATCTGACTCCGAAAGGAATGCAGATGGCACTCGGGCAATGAAAGCCTCAATCCCAACAGCTCCCGAAGCAGGTCTTGCGCAATTTCTGGGAGAACTTAGGGAAGGACTTCCTAAGATCCCCGGTGTCCAACTCTTGCGTGAGGGAATCAATCCCAAGTCAATTGGGAGCGAGCACCTCAACAACGAGTTCGGCATCAAGCCCGTTATTTCGGACTTGCAGAAATTCGCGTCGAGCATACTGGACTTCAATAAGAAGGTCCAGCAGTTCCGACGCGACTCCGATAAACCAATTCGGAGACGCATGACCTTGCGCGAGGACAGAACAATCACAGATCGTGGGACGATTGCGACTGCGTTCGATGTTGAACGCATGAACTCTCAACCCATGTTCTCTGAATTGTTCAGTGGAGGTGGTTTCGCCCGTGTCAATGACACGATCGAAACCATCACGAGATTTTCCGGAGCGTTTCAGTACCATCTTGCCCAGGGAAATGCTTTTCTGGACAAGATGGACCGCTACGAAGCACTTGCAAACCATGTGCTTGGGACTCGGTTTACACCGAGCACCTTCTGGGAACTCTCTCCATGGACCTGGTTGTCAGACTGGTTCTTTGATGTTGGCTCATTTATGAGCAACATCAGCTATCTAGCCGATGACAACCTTGTGATGCGGTACGGGTACGTAATGCACGAGATCCGTGCTACCCGCACTCGAACTGTATCCGACATCACCTTAGTTCCTGGTGTTGTCGCGCCCACTTCCTTTTCTACATATCACAACATTGTTGTGAAGATGAGGAAGCAGGCGACACCGTATGGGTTCGGGATCAATGTTTCGGGTTTGAATCCGAAGCAGTGGTCCATTCTGGGAGCTCTCGGCATGACCGATAGCTCCACGAGTCTCAGACGAAACATCTGAGCCGTCTCTCTCAAACAGGGAGAGGCGCACACCACCACCTTGCAAAGGCGATGCCATGTCGTACGCAGACCCACAGTCCGTCACTATCAACGCGGTTCCTGTTTCTCTTCCGAGAACCAGCTCAGGTCAGGGCCAGGGCGGATTTGCATCCGCCGATGGAACTGTCCTGATGTCTGTTTCCCATCAGTATGGGAAGCGGACTCGCCGCGCGATGCGACTGACCCAGTCGAAAACTTCTGCCGACCCCCTGATTCCGTCACAGAATGTTCGATCCAACATGAGCGTGACGCTCGTGGTGGACCATCCTGTGAACGGTTTCACTGTGGCCGAGCAGAAGTACCTGACGGATGCCCTTGTGGCATACCTGACGGCTTCGACTGGGGCTCGGGTCACCCAGCTTCTGGGTGGCGAGAACTGAGTCTTGACTGCCGATACGGTGGTCACAGTTCTGCATGCGATGATACGATCATGGCTGAGGAGAACCGACCCCCTAGAAGGAGGCAGTTCACGTGGACCCACGGAAAGTGGATGCACGCAGCCTGATCTCGCTGTTGCAAGTCGTCCTGGCGGAAGCCGGGACGAGATGCGGCACAAGCACCATCCGAGATCTCAAAACGATCTCGGAGCGAGTCGAACACGAAGGGATATCATTCTTGATGATATCCTTGCCTTCCTTCTGTCGAGACTTCGAAAAAAGCCTTGACAGAGGGCAGGTAGATCACGCTGCATTCGTCGGATTTCGACGGCACAGAGGTCTCCCCCGATTTCTCGGAGGTTTCCTTGATCGTGTGTTCGATCGTGGTACAGGATCACTCTTGAGCGACCCATGCATCGAATCAATCCGTTGCGTTCGTCAGATTACTCTGATGTGGGCAAAGATTGAGGTGCCGTGTACTCCCGCAAGGGAGAAAGCGGCATTCGATGCATACGCTCAAGCTGAGCAGGATGTTCGCCTGTCCGATCTATCGGTCAAGTCGTCTAAAGCCAACCGGCTCGATGACTTCTCCAGAATCGGAAGACTGCTTTGGGCTGACTATTTGTCGTCTGTAGACTCTCGAGTCTACAACGATTCGGTCATGCCCAAGCACGGCCCAGGTGCCACTGCGGATAAGCTTCGCGGAAACGCGAAGTACAACAATCTGCAGTGGACGCGCCGACTCGAGGTCGTGTTCCCTCACTGGGAGCACCTGATCCCAAGTCCGCGCTTCCTCGGAAGCGTAGACCGCGTTTCTATCCTGGAACCTCGGGATGAGATACCCGTAAGGGTTATCTCTGTCCCGAAGACGCTGAAGACCCCACGTATCATCGCCGTTGAACCTACCTGTATGCAATACATGCAACAGGGGATTCTCTCGGTGATGGTGCAGCAGGTGCCTAGCTCTGACAACGCTAGGAATTTCATCTGCGCCGAATCGCAAGAACCAAACCAGGTCCTTGCGAGAGAGGGCTCCCTCACGGGAGGTCTCGCCACACTGGATCTCAGTGAGGCTTCGGATAGGGTTTCCAATCAGCATGTACGTCTCCTGTTGCAGAACCACCGCGCATTGCGCGAGGCGGTAGACGCAACACGGAGCCGGAAGGCTGATGTGCCTGGTCATGGCGTTCTTCGCCTGGCCAAGTTCGCGTCCATGGGTTCGGCTCTCACTTTCCAAATGGAGATGATGGTATTTACTACCATCGTCTTCGTTGGAATTGAGAGAGCACTCGGGCGATCCCTCCGTAAGAGCGACATTCAGTCGTTCTTCGGCAAGGTGCGTGTCTATGGGGATGATATTGTTGTCCCCACAGACTATGTGCAACCTGTTATTGAGGAACTCGAGGCTTTTGGGCTTCGAGTGAACCACGACAAGTCTTTCTGGACTGGTAAGTTCAGAGAGAGTTGTGGTTCCGACTGGTATGACGGACGCAACGTTTCGGTTGCGCGTCTACGCCGGGGTATCCCCAATAACAAACAGCACGTTCCAGAGTTGGTGTCACTCATCTCATTCCGGAACCAGATGTTCAATCTGGGCTGGTATGAAGTGAGTCGATTCCTAGATGAGTGGATTATAGGGCGCTTGCGCGTCCCGTTCCCCACTGTACTAGAAACGTCAACTCTACTCGGTCGTCATGACTTCTATCTCCCTAGCCAGGAGACTAGACATGACCCTCACCTTCACCACCCACTTGTCAGGGGAATGAAGGTGTCGTCCGTGTCACCGGTATCACTGCTGGATGACTACGGAGCCTTGATGAAGTGGTTCCTCAA